AGCGCAGCGGAATTCTCTCTGACGGTGATGGATTTTCAGCAGATGTGGCAGCAGGCCGTGGAGGAAGCAATGGCCCTGTGCAAGGTACTGGGTGAGCTTTACGGTTTGCCTGAGCGGGAGCCGGGAAAGGTACGGTTCGATTGGGGCAATGGCACCCTCTACGATCAGGAGAAGACCTGGGCGGATTATATGGAGATGGTTTCCAAGGGACTTCTAAAGCCGGAGGTGGCGCTGGCCTGGCGGTTTGGCCTTGCCGATGCAGATGCGGAAACCATCAGAAAACAGTTAATGCCGAATTAAGCAGCCGGGGGCTGCTTTTTTCATAGCCGTGGCTGGCGTAAAAGAGCCGAAAAAATCGGGATGCGACCCCGTAAAAAGCATAACGAAAGGAGTATGTATGAAACGAGAATTTTTGCAAGGCTTACAGGTGGGGGATATGCCCCTTACCAAAGAGGTCATCGACGCCATTATGGCGGAGAACGGTCGGGACATTGAGACGGTAAAGGCTCGCTATGCCGATTCCGAGGGTGCGGCAAGCGCTTGGGAGGAGAAGTATAACCAGGCGTTGATTGCCCATCAGCAGGAGCTTTCCCAGGTGGTGTTCGGTCACAACCTGGAAAAGGCCATTATGGCGGCCAAGGGTCGCAATGCCAAGGCCATCACCGCACTTTTGGATGTGGATGCCCTCCGGTCAAGCGAAGATCAGCAGACCGCTTTGGAAGAGGCGCTGCAAGCGCTGAAGCAGGATTGCAGCTACCTCTTCCAAACGGAGACCCCGCCCCCTTACGCAAGGGGCACAGGTGCAGCAGCACCGGAAGAACACAAAAGTCCTGCCACACTGGCAGGCGCACTACTTGAAAAATTTGAAAGGAAGTAAAAAATTATGGCAATTACACTCGCAGAAGCAAAAATCGGCATGGCCGACAAGGTAGATCAGCAGATCGTTGATATGTTCCGTCGCAGCTCCCTGCTGCTGGATCAGATGGTGTTTGACAATGTCATCTCTCCCGGCACCGGCGGCAGCACTCTGACTTACGGCTACATCCAGCTGAAGTCCCCCTCCGTCGCAGAAGTGCGCACCGTGGGCGGTGAGTACGCCCCCGGCGAAGCCCTGAAGGAAAAGAAGACCGCCAATGCCATCATTATGGGCGGTTCTTTCCAGATGGACCGCGTGATCCAGAATACTGCCGGCGCAGCCGACGAGATGGCGTTCCAGGCAGAGCAGAAGATCAAGGCAACCGCCAACTTCTTCCACAACCTGGTCATCAATGGCACCAGCGATAATGGCACGTTTGACGGCCTGAAAAAGCTGCTGGCCGGCACTGCCAACGAGATCACCAGCAAAGTCAGCCTGAAGACCTCCCAGGAACTGGATGCCAACTACAATGCATTCCTGGATGAAATGGACGCCTTTATCAGCACTCTGGACGGCACTCCCTCTATGCTGCTGATGAACCGGGCAATGCTGGTCAAGCTCCGCTCCATCGCCCGCCGCGCAGGTTACTACGAGCGCACCCAGGACGATTTCGGCCGTACCGTGGAGACTTACGCAGGCGTGCCTATGGTGGATATGGGTCAGTACTACAACGGCGCTGCCATTGAGGATGTGGTGGCTACCGACGAAAGCGGCAAGACCGCCATCTACGCAGTTTCTCTGGGTCTGGATGGCTTCCACGGCATCTCTCCCATGGGCGACGGCGTGATCCAGGCCTATCTGCCCGATCTGAACTCTCCCGGTGCTGTGAAGACCGGTGAGGTGGAACTGGTGGCAGGCGTGGTGCTGAAGAACACCCTGAAGGCTGCCGTCCTGAAGGACATCGCCATCGCAGGTTAACGCAGGAGGCGCTGCCTATGGTGGATTATGAGTTTTATGTGAATGATTACCTGGGCAGCGCCATTCCGGAAAAGGTGTTTTCCGGTTTGGCGGTCCAGGCCCGGCATTGGCTGAAGCAGTTGAAACGATGGTACCGGGTGGAGTCCTCCGGGGAGGAGGCGGAAAAAATGGCAATTTGCGCCATGGCTGAGACCCTGTGGCGGCGTCGCAACCACAGCCTGAAGCATTCTACCGCAGCCAAAGAGGATCCCCGCCGGGAGCTGTATGAGAAGGCGAGCATTTATTTGGATATTTTCCGGGGAGTGGATCAGGAGCGATGGAGATGTTAGAAAAGCTGCGGAATTTCCTGCTGGGCTTTCCCGGCTGGGAAGAAGAACCCACAATAGACTTTGCAGAGGATGGGCCGGGATATGCCGGCCTGTTCTTCAAGGATCTGGAGGAAACAGACAGACAGGTGGATCTTATGGGCAATGTGCAGGTGGAATATGCCTGCCGGTTCACCCTGTACAGACGGATGCTGCCCGGACAGGACAGCGCCCAGTGGCTGCTGGATCTGGAAAGCTGGGTGCAGCAGCAGAATGCTGCCGGCCTGCTGCCCCCATTGGCAGATGTGCCGGAACGGGAGCGTATACGAATCCAAAAGGGAAGCCTGCAAGAGGCTTCCCGATTGGGAACGGGTCTGTGCACTGTAATTATCCTGGCGGAATTCGTAAAGAAATTTGAGGTGAGGGAAGTATGAAAACGACCGAGTTATTTCGCATCGACAGGCAGCCTATGCTGGTGCCGGACGGAGATATGACCTTGCATCTGGAGGATGTGGAGGAAGCGGATTCCGGGCGGGACGAAAGCGGTGTACTCCACCGCTTCGTGCTGCGGCAGGGCGTTCAAAGCTGGGCGTTTTCTTATGCCCGGCTGACCCGGGAGGAATACGCCTATATGGAGAGCCTGTTTGCGGGGAAGAGTACATTTCGTTTTACCTATCCCGCTGCTGACGGGACACTGCGGGAAGCAGAAGCCTACCGCAGCAAGCACAGCATTTTGTGGAACTCGGCAGCAAACGGACAGTTCCGGGACTATCAGTTTCGGATCGTTCTCTGCTAAGGAGGTGGCAAAATGGTGAAGCATTTGATTATTCTGCCTGATGGCACGGAACTGTTCTCCGGACCGGAAACGGTAAATGCCATCCAAAGGGTGACCCTCACCCAGCAGGTGAATACCGGCACGGAGCTGACTATGGGCGCTGTTTGTGCGGCAAAACTGGAAGCAGAACTGTTGACTCCGGCCGGTGGATTGCGTATTCCCGTGGACACGGAGCTGATTTTGTGTACGGTGAATGATGCCGGGGTGCGGGAGCAGGCAGGGATATTCACGGTAGCCGAAGCGATTCGGCCCAGTGCAAACCGATACAGGCTTACAGCCTATGACCGGGTAAGTGGTCTGGATAAGGATCTGACCGGTTGGCTGGACAGCCTTGCCGGCTGGCCCTACACCCTGCACGACTTTGCCAAAATGGTGTGCAATGCCTGCCATTTGACGCTGATCACAGATAGTATTCCCAATGGCGATTGGCTGGTACAGAGATTTTCAGCAAAAAAAGTCACCGGCAGGCAGCTGATGCAATGGGTGGGGGAGGCCAGCGGACGGTTCTGCTGCGCTAACCCGGATGGACAGCTCCTGCTGGAGTGGTATGCACCCGGCACGGTTTCTGTTACGCCCGATTGTATGCTGGATACTCTGTTCAGCGCAGATTACCGGGTAGCCCCTGTGGACAAGGTGCAGATCCGCAGAGACACCCAGGATCTGGGCACAGTTTGCGGCAGCGGCAGCAACGGCTATGTGATTACCGGCAACCCCTTACTGATGGCAAATTCCCAATCGTTGCAGCAGGCGGCAGCTGAGGTGCTTTATGAGATACTCAATCAGGTCAGCTACACCCCCTGTACCGTGACAGTGCCGGCAGATGCCGGAATTCGGGTGGGGGAGATCCTGCAGGTCACCGATAAAAACGGCAGGACATTTCCTGTATATGTGATGAAAAAAGTCCGGCAGGGGCAAAAAGACAGATTGGAATGCACCGGAAGCCCCCGCCGGAACAGCGTGCGCGCTGCCAACAGCTATGGCATTACAGATTTGCAGGGCAAGTATTTGGAGCTGGAGCTGGGAGTGGACGGCTTGCGGGCAGAGAACAAAGACAGCACAGGAAAGCTGTCTTCTTTGCAGCTGACGGTGGATGGCTTGCGGACTAAGGTGTCCAGCCAGCAAACCGGCATCGACAGTGTTGCCAGCCGGGTATCCACAGTGGAGCAGTCAGCGGAGGGGCTGTCCCTTCGGGTGAAGAGCGTCATAGATGACGGCGTATCCAAGGTCAGCACCTCTGCCGGCTATACCTTTGATGAAAACGGCATCACGGTGACCAAAAGCGGCAGGGAGATCAAGACCCAAATCACCGAGGACGGTATGACGGTGTATAAAAACGGAAATGCGGTGCTTACCGCCAACAGCCAAGGGGTGGATGCGGTGGATCTGCACGCATCCACGTATCTGATCATTGCGGGCAAAAGCAGATTTGAAAAATACAAAGGCACGCGGGTCGGCTGCTTTTGGATAGGAGGTTAATATGGCTTTACAGACAAAAACAGTATCCACCGGTGACTACGCCTGGCGTTCCTGGTCCAACGGCTATGTGATCACACTTTCCCTGACAGAGGAAAGTGTGGATTATGTGACCAATACCTCTGTGGTTTCCTATTTGTTTACCATCAGCAACACGGACAATAACCGGTTCTATGCCAATGATTACAGCTGGAGCATTTCCATCGGCGGGCAGAGCATCCCTGTTTCCCATTTTTATTTCAACCTAAGCAGCAATTTTACCACACAGACCATTGCCTCAGGTATGCTTACTGTAAAGCACAATGCCGACGGTACACTGGAAATGCCTTACAGTGTATCCATACCCAATGTGCAGGCAGACAACCGCTATGGCCCTCCGGCGATGGCGCTGTCAGGGAATTGGGGTCTGACCCGCATCAGCCGGACGCTGTCTGTGTGCTGCCCGGATTGCACCATCGGAGAAAGGGTGGAGATTACGGTAGGCGGTGAAGAAGCAGGGCAGACCTATACCATTACCTATTCCTTTGGCTCCCTGAGCGGGGTTATCAGAGAACGGACACAGGAAACGGAGTTCTTATGGACAGTGCCGGAGGAATTCTATGGCCAGCTGCCCGACGGAAAGACGGGCGTCTGTGTGATCAGCGGTACCGCCTACAATGGGAACACTGCAGCGGGCAGCGGCAAGTGTGAAATTCGTATCAGCATAGACGAGAGTGCCGGCACACCTGCCCTTTCCGGGAATATAGTGGATATAAACGAGGCAACCATCGCCCTCACAGGAAATGCAGAGCAGCTGGTGCGCTATTGCAGCAACGCCCGTGTTACAGCGGTGTGCCGGGCAAAAGAGGGTGCGACCATCACAAGCTGTACGGTGACCAACAACGGCACGGTTTATACGGAATTGCCGGTGACGGTCTACGGCGTGGAAAAGGGAGATTTCCGTTTCTATGCTGCGGACAGCAGAGGCTACACAACCTCGGTGACAATCGCAAAAACGGTGATACCGTATATCAGACTCACCTGCAGCCTCAGTGACAATAAGCCGGACGGAGATGGCAATATGACCGTGAAGGTATCCGGTAACTATTTTAACGGATCCTTCGGTGCCCAAAACAACACACTTACAGTGGAATACCGGTATAAGGAAAGCGGCGGCAGCTACGGGGAATGGATTCCTATGGAAGTTACTCCCGGTGTCAGAACCTACAACGCAGAAGCGGAGCTGACAGGACTGGACTACAAGGCAGCTTATGTCTTTCAGGCAAGAGCAGCCGATAAACTGGCTGTGGCGAATTCGGCAGAGTATGCCGTAAGGGCTACGCCGGTTTTTGACTGGGATGAAAACGATTTCAATGTAAACGGCACATTCAAGATCAATAACGAGCCTGTGGAGGATTTTCTGGTAAGCCGGGGAAACTCCGGTATATGGGTCTGGGAAAAATGGAACAGCGGCGTTTGCAGATGCTGGGGAAAAAGCGGAGAAAAGAAAATGACCTTTCTGGGAGAGGGGCCGTTGTATTACAGCGATACGGTGCATTCCTTTTCCTACCCCTTTGCGCTGACCCAGGTGGATTCCATCAGTGCCGATATCGTAACAGGGGAGGGGTATGTGGTGCCGGTGATTTTGTCAGTGAATGACACCGTCAGAACATCCTTTGTCCGTTTTTACGGCGGCAGCGATCCGATAACCGGCTACTATACCTTTTCTGTAGTAGGCAGATGGAAATAAACAAAAGGAGGAAATTTGATCATGGAGAAAATCAAGCTCCGGGTAACTGCCAATGTGGCAGAGGTTGTGGAAAGCCCGGAGATCATTACTTCCGGCACGATCGGTCTGCCTGTGGAGATCACCTTCGACAGCCGATGGGGGGGCCTTACCAAGCTGGCGGTGTTCCGTGCCGGTGATACCACTATAGCGGTAACATACCCAGAGGGCGGGACGGTTGTTCCTTGGGAGGTGCTGGAAAAACCCAATGTATGGTTGCAGATCGGTGTGTACGGTGTAAATGCGGATGGATCTGTGGCCATTCCCACAATGTGGGCAACTGTGCGTATGATCCATACCGGCGCAGATCCCGATGGCGCAGATGCACCGGCCACTCGTACAGCCTGGCAGGAAATGCTGGATGAGGTCAACAATCTAAAGAATAATAATTTGGCATCAAAAGAGAAATTGGAGAACCATCTCTCCAACGAGGAGAACCCTCACAGCGTTACTTGTGAGCAAATTGGTGCTGTTTTGAAGGAAGACTTTACCTGTGATATGATTGGCGCTGTTAGTTGGGATGTCTTTGCTACCGAAGTCGATGCTATGTTAGAGATGAACGGTGTGTATGGTCATATCAACAAAACCGATAACCCCCACAATGTTACAGCGAAACAGATTGGCGCAGTGACTACAGAGGAATTGAATGAAAGGCTCAGTAATTTGGGTGGGGGTTCGTCTGCGGAGGTAACGGAACACATTAACGACACCGATAACCCCCACAATGTGACTTGTGCGAAAATCGGTGCTGTACCTGTCGAGGAAATTGGCCTTTATGTGAATGATATTGTGGTCAGCGATATCAGTGTTGGTGGCGATATCTCTAATGCTATCGGATCTGCTGTAAGTGTTGAAGTGCAGAGTACGCTTGAGCAACAAAACTTACTGACGCACGCCTCTGACAACGAGAATCCCCACAATGTTACTGCTTCACAGATTGGTGCGGTAACTGCAGCGGAATTGGCAAACACCAAAACGGTTTTTAATAATAAGGTAATTGATAACGCCTATGCTCACAGGGATATGTATGAGAGCTTTTTGGTCTGTGAGCATTATCCCGAGGAGAGTTTCCTTATGGAAAAATACCTTGGTGGAACATTTAAGATAGTATGGACTGCGGTGCATTACACATCGTACACTACAAGTGAATCGGCGTATTACGAAATACACCTTCCGTTTAAAGTGAAATCTCACAATATTACAGTTGATAATTATTCTGATTATTGCCATACCTTAGATGTGGGTAAATTTGGAGACAATTATGGCTTTGGAGTTGACATTGGTGCAGACGCGCCAGAAGAAGGAGCGGAAAGCAATCTGCTTGACTTTACGATAACGATAACCGGCACTTGGGAATAA